TAAACGGTAAGACTACAGCATCAAACTACTTAATGCAAAGAATTATCAATGAAAGTGAAATTCCAGTAAAGGTAGAAAGAATCAACATGAAAGATTCTATCATTGAGGAGATGAAAGAAAACTTTCCGGTTACTCTTGAAGGATATTCTGAAACATATGATAGGACTGTTCCAGAACTTTTCAGTACAAAACCAGATCTTATGAGAAAGCTTATGCAGGATTATGGTCTTATGAGAAGAAGAGAGGATCCTGAATACTGGGTGAATAGATGGTGTGAAAGAGTCAAAAGAAGTAGCGCCGATTTTATTATAGTAGATGATATTCGCTTCATTAATGAGTTTGATATTGTTCAGCGAGTTGGCGGTAAGGTGTATAAAATTATTCGAGAAGGAGTTGTAAATGATGACTATCACGCTACCGAAAGAGAGATAGAATTAATCGATTGTACCACTATTTCAGCCAAAACTAAAGACGAACTATTCGCTAGATTGGATTCAATCATGATCTAAACTTGACTTTTTATTAAAAGTATGCTAGGATGGTTTAGAAGAGGGCAAGGGTATCATTACATACAAATAATTAATTTGTCAAGTCTTATGTCAAGAATTGTAACGTGTGGTCCTAAAAAAGAAGACGGATCACGAGAGGCAGTCAGTAATAACTGTACGCCAAAATGTAAGTTCTATAAGCAGTGTGTTGATGAAATAGGTGCAAAGAAGTTAAAGTACCACATAGTCGAATTAGATCCGACAGAGAAAGATTTAAAAGAGGGTAGGGGACATTTAAATAAAAATAAAGAAATCAAAGTATGGGCAAGAGTCGCAATCTAGAGGAGGGAGAAGAGGTGCCACAGAATTTTGAACAGAATGGAAGCTTTTATATCTTTGGTGAACTAGATGACTCAATGGTGAAGGGAATTATTGCCCCACTACAAGATGCAATCAATAGTAGGGTGGCAATGAAATCTCTAGCCCCTATCGAAGTGTTCATAAACTCGTGTGGTGGGAATATAGACTATGTGTTCACAATAATTAGTCTTTTTGAAAAAGCAAAGAGCATTGGGATAGAAGTACAAACAACTGTTTATTCGGAAGCCTCATCTGGAGCTGCCCTTATTGCCATGGCTGGACACGTAAGATACGCAACCGAATCAGCGGTATACATGCTCCACTATGCAAGGGGTCATACTCATTCTCATAATCCGGTAATGTCAGATAGAAACGCTAAGTACGATAAATTCATTCATGATAAGCTGGTGGATATTATAAAAAAGTACGCAAGCCTCCCGTCAGGATTTGAGAAAGATATCATAGCAGATCACTATTACATCAAAGGAGGGAAAGAATTAAAAAAGCTAGGTCTTATAGATAATATAATATAAAAAACATGGAAGACACACAACAAATAGTAGTCACTATCAATGACGTAAACATTCGACCAATCAATCAGTCAATGGTTTATACCCTTGATACCACTGGTGGAAAATATCAATTCTGGGACAAGAAACAAGATGGTTCAGATACAAAGGCAATGGAGCAATGGAAGAAGTTTAACTTCAGAAAAGGTGACAGGGTGGATATCTCTTATGTGGCCAAAGAATCAGGAAAAGTTAATACACACACGGGACAACCGTTCGTTAATAAAACAATTCTCTTCTTTAATCAAAGTGACTCTAATACCCCGAGCGCACCAAATCACCCAAATGCAACTCAGTCATACAACAAACCAGCTCCAACGGGATCTAATGCTCAGCTAGATCGAATCGAGCAGAAATTAGATCTTCTTCTAATGGAGCGTCCACATAAGGCTCAGGCCAAACAAGAGGAGGTTCCAACCATCAATCTTGATGATGGTGATGATGAGATTCGTATCGAGGACGTGCCTTTTAATTAGACCGGGTAAGTCAAAAAACTGCCAAATATGAAAAAATGTTTTAAATGTAATGTAGAAAAAAGTGAATCTGAGTTCTATAAACATTCAGGAACGGCCGATGGTCTTCTTGGAAAATGTAAGTGGGTGGAGTCTAGATAAAGCATTAAGAAAATAATATGGAAAAAACACTCACAAACTACTCGGCTTACCTGAAAAAGATTGGAAACAACCACAATCTTCTATCAGAACTTGATAGAGAGCTCACCGGGAATCTTGTATTCCTTTATGAGAATCAGGTAAAGAGGATAAAGTTAGAAAAAGCAAACTTCTGGAAAAAAACAAAACTAGATTCTGAAACAAAAATATCAGATACTATGGTCGAAGCTTTGTGGGATATCACACCAGAGGGACAAGACGAAATTAAGTTGAAATATACTATTCTGGGATACGAAGCATTGCTGAAATCAATAAAGAACTCTCTTATTTCAGCTACCGTAGAATTAAAACATCTATCATGAACGCAATAGAATTAAGGGATGATGTACGTAGAAGTCTTATAGATTATGGATCTATCATACTAAAAGATAAAGGAAATCAATATGAGTTAATTGATCCAGTAACTTTTAATGATAAATACTACATAGGATCTGGCGGAGTTTTCCACTGGGACGAAATAAATCATAATTTTTACAAAAAAAATAATTGGTATAAAGAAAAAGATATGCTAGAAGAGCTAAAAAAGGAACTCGGCCAGATCCGAGCAACACAAGGGGTAGTTGATAATCTTAAATCAAGATTTGAAGTAACCGAGAAAAAAGTTATTGAACTCAGTGAGAGAATGAGTAAATACGTTGAATGTGAAGCAACTGGATTGCTTATCAACAGAGATATGGCGCAGTCGTTCTCTGTACTGAGTAGCGATTACGTCCCACGAAGGTATCAAAGAAAATCTTCAAGAATGTTTTTTGATATGTCCGTGATGGAGTACCTATATCCATCCAACAAAGCAACAGAAAATGTCACAGCTTACACAGTCTACCTATCAAATATTGTAGACATGAAGAAATTTAAAAAGGATAATAAGATAAAATAATGAAAGTAACACTTAAGAACCAGGAGATACAAGATCTTAGCGCCGGTCTACATGCCTGTGGAGATCTAAAGGGAATCAAGTTTGCTTACGCTATTGTAAAAAACAAAAAGCATTGTGATTCAGCTCTTCATTGGGCTAATGAAAAAATGTTAAAAATTCAGAAGCAAAGTGAAGAATACGCGAAATATGAAGAAGAGCGTATTGAAATAGCAAAAAACTGTTCAAAAAAAGATGAAACTGGAGAGCCGGTAACAGAGTTTAATCAGCGTACATATCAGGAACAATACGTCATTGAAGACAAAAAGATGTTCACTGGTCTCATGGCTCCACTAAAAAAGAAATACGCAGATGCTATTAAAGAGCATGAGGAAAAGGTAAAAGAAGCTCAGAAAGTTCCAGATGAAGAAGTGGAAATCGAGCTCCACATGATTCCACAAGAATACATACCTGTAGATATCACCGCAAATCAACTCAATGGCATTCAGAAAATCATCAAAGAAGGTTAAAACAAAAAGCAAAACAAAAACGAAAACTCAAAGCTGGTACCGTAAGAAGGCTGTGGAAATTGCCAAAAAAATAGCGGTACTTAGAGACGGTGGGATTTGCCAGAAATGTGGAAAAAGTAAAGCATCCGGATATCAAATACACGGGAGCCATATATTCTCTGTCGGAGCCCACCCAACAATATCAGCAGAACCATACAATATAAAAGCTCTTTGTGCAACGTGCCATTCTCCCGGATTTAAGGGTTCATGGCACGAGGATCCAGCTGCAAATATAGAGTGGTTTGAAGGTAAATTTCCAGGAAGATTGAAGGAACTCTTAGCACTAGAAAAGAAGCTGCTAGGTACTCAAAACTGGGAAATGATTCTTAAAGACTTAAAACAAAAATTAAAAGATGTCGCCTAACCAAACCACAACTAAGTGTCAGTGCGGAGAATTTCTTTTCATAGAAAGGATAGTAACGTATATTGACTCTGTTAATCCAAAGACTGGAAGAAAGGTGCGAAACAAGAAAGTAACCATAAAGCTTCAATGCTTTAAGTGTAAGAAAAAATACTAATGAAAACAAAAAGAATCTTCTTTGATATTGAGACCGCCGCTCTTTGGACCAGGGCATGGGACATGAGAGAGGGTTATCCTATCAAGAAAGTTACCGATTGGGTATTACTCTGTTTCGCTTATAAGATAGAAGGCGAAAAAGAAACCCACGTTGAGTGGTTAGTTGGTGGTAAAAGGGGTGAAAAGAAACTGGTTGCAAAGCTTTACAAGTTGTTCTGCGAGGCTGACGTATTAGTCGCCCATAATGCTAAATTCGACATCAAAAAAGCTCAGGCTAAGTTTCTGGAATATGGATTTCAGCCGCCAACACCATACAAGGTTGAATGTACGTATTTGATTGCAAAGAAGCATTTCAAATTAACATCAAACAAGCTTAATGATATAGCAATCTTACTAGGAATCGGAGAGAAGGTTAAGCATCCAGGATTCGAAATGTGGGAGGGTTGCGAACAAGATCTCACTGGAGATGGTAAAGACTGGAGATTAATGCGTAAGTATAACAAGAAGGATGTTGAACTTCTTGAAAAAGTATATCAAGCCGAGATTCCATGGGAGAGACAGGGTAAGATAGTTTGGAATAATAAAAAACCTTGTCCATACTGCGAGAGTAGAAATACACAAAAAAAGGGTACACTTGTTACATCGGAAGGAGAGTTTCAGAGACATCAATGTCGATCGTGTGCCAAGTGGTTTAAAGGAGATAAAATAATTAATAAAGTATGAATGCACTATTCGCAGAAATCATAAAGGGAATACCTGACAATGGTTTTGTAAAATCAAGCACAGAAGAAAAATATCTTGATGCAGCAGAAGAGCTTCTGGAGCGTGGATGGTCAGAGATAGACACCCACAGATTCCTGGAAGAGTTATGGATAGCATCATCAGAAGAATTTGGATTATGACACCACTATCAAATTTTAAAAACGTAGTAAGGACATTCCTATTCAAGCAAAAGTATCCAAAAGGATTTGGACTATTAACAGGAAATCCTCATTTAGGAACGGATTACCTAGTATCAATAGGAACTCCAATTTATGCCTGGACAGATAACGTAACTGTTGTAAAGGCATTCAAAGGAAAAGAGGGTGGTAATACGGCATGGGTAAAAGTAGCTGGTCGTCCAGAGTTAATACGATTCCTTCATCTTAGGGAGTTACCAAAGCTTGGTACATACAACTCCGGATCAGTATTTGCATTCTCTGGTAACACTGGAGTTTCATCAGCACCACACCTGCATGTTGACGTTAGTATTAACGGAGAATTGGAACTTAACAATCTTAATAATTTTAGTGATCCAGAGAAATACTTTGCATCATTTAACAATGAAGACGATATGAAAGTAGTAGATAAATTAGCATCTCAATTCAAAGTACTCGTAGGAAGAGATCCTGGAGACAATATGAATGACAATGAACAAATTGAATTTGCTGAGAAAATAAAGAACATTCAAGAAGAAATTACTCTTCATAAGAAACAGTACAATGAGCTTTTGACTGGTGCAGAAGAGCAAAGCAGATTGGATGGAGAAAAGATAACAGCTCTAGAGAATAAGATAACGGAATTAAGTAATCTTATAACTCAAGACGCTGGAAATACCTCATTTATGACGGCGTTAAAGTTCCTTGTAAAGACGATGAAAAGCTGGTAGATTCATTTCTACCTTTCAGCAACAAGTGGGGGTAATCCCCGAGTATCCGCCGGTGTACACACGAAGCCCGAGCAATGCCCCTTCCGAGGCGTCCTAGTGAATTACGTAATATAGGTCTAGGAAACAGAGAAGGGAAACACGGGGGATAACTATTCTTAAGCGGACGGCTTGTTGTTGAAATGGTGAATGTGAGTTTTTTGGCTTAGGTAAAGATAAAACCGGCATTTAGCCGGTTTTTCTATTGACAATATATTGTAACTGTGATAGTCTCTTAGTACGGGTAGTCAAGTAGAACAGAGCGATCTTCTACAAGATACCGGTAAAGATATATATCTTATAAGCAGGAGCCTCTCTATCTTATGGCTTCTGCTTTTTTTTGCTCAAAAGGGTTAGTAGTTCTTGGCCATTCCCTTTGAGGTATTGGTTTGTTCATGGCATGCACTATTCTTGATAGTGATATAAATACAAATGCCGTTACAACCAGAATAGCTAAAATCTTTAATATCCACTTAAGGTATCTTTTTATAAGCAATTCTTATCGAATTAGTGCCTACTCCGTAAAGCAGGTCTTTATCCTCCAGTATTAAAATGGTGAGGGATATTTACAACCGCCCTCTCCGGTTGAGACGTTAGATCACCTCTTAACTTGGTTGCACCGCCTCCGTTGGGAGCGGTAAAGGAAGATTGAGCTGTGACGGGTGAATGATAGTTTTCGGGTACCTGAGTTCCAGGCCACACGAACATTCGAGCTCGTCACATATGACATCAATTCCTCCTCTAATTTGCATGGGGGTATCACATACGGGGCACAAAATCATTGTATCCTCCATTGTTAGAATGTTCTAATGATATCTCATCTATGTTAGCACAAAAAACGTAAAAAGTCAAGTTTATTTTAATACAATTGCATCAAATATTTTTTTGAATTTATCCATTATTGGTGTTATAGCGTCTATTTCTTCTATTACTTTTCCTGTTCGAACCATATATATATTAGCCCAAATAGAATAAGTTTCGGCAACTGCAAGGATTCCCATACAGCTCTTTATTAAAAATCCCATATCTTCATCAAGAACCTTGGCCATGAGAGATATTGAACAAAGAGCTAGTACTAGCATAACTTTTGCGAACACTCCTCGCCATGCTGTAGCCGAGCTAAGTGATCTCAATCCTTTTGTTGAGATCGAGGCCGATATACCGGTTATAAAATCTATTATAAGTAACATACCAAAAGCCACCGCCATATCGTAGGTTATTCCTAGTATAGCCGCCATTAGGTATGTTACATTTTTTATTGATGCCGGTATCATATTACCACCAAGTTATAATTACAAGTCCATCTCCACCGTCTCCACCTCTACCACCAGTAGTTCCTCCTCCTCCTCCGCCTCCGCCTGAACCAGGACCACCGTTTCCACCAGCCCCACCTACTCCAGCATTAGAAGCAGAACCACCATATCCAGGGAAAGAAAAGAATGGTTTTTCAAGAAGAAATCCAGCAGAGCCATTATTTGAGCCAGCAGCAGCTACAGCTTGTCGGGATTGAGAAAGAAATGTATTAGCTGTTGCGGAAATAGAGCCCCCAGCAAAGTCGGCGTTAGTAGTACCTGCTCCACCACATCCGCCCATAGTGATGATTGAAGTGGCAGGGATAGTCTGAGCCGTTGGAGAACCACCAGCTACAGGGCCACCAGCAATACCTAGGTGACCAGCAATAAGGTCGAAGTGTCCATATCCAGCAAGAGGCATGTTAGCGATAGTAGCGATAGTTCCAGCTGTTCCAGCAGCTCCTACAGCAGCGGCTGTCCCGGTACCACCACCTACGGCTGCGGCGTTACCAGAAACAGCTACTACGTTTAAAGCAGAAGTATGTGGGTAAATAGTGACGTAAGAAAGAATACCAGAACCAGCGGTACCTCCACCTGAACCAACGCCCTTACCTCCAGCTCCTACTTGGATATAAAGAGCATCTGGTAAGAAGTGAGCAGGAATAGTAACACGGGTAACAGCAGAACTTCCTCCTCCACCACCGCCACCACGAGCAGAAGCAGCAGCTCCAGTAAAGCCACCACCACCACCAGCTCCACCACCAATACAAACGATGTGACACATGGTAACACCAAGTGGCTTAAGAGCAGTCATCCACTGTACGTTCGTAACAGTAGATGGAAGCGTGAAGCGCTGTACGTATCCTGTTTTTGAGTTTGGTAAGTCTGATGGAAACATATATTTAGTATTTTCCTCCTACGGCTGTACATACCCATCCAGCGGCGACAGTTGTTCCTACACCTACATAAATTGTGAATCCAGGTGGTAGCGCAACGTCCATTGGATAAATATATTCAGCAGTAGCGGCAGTGTTAATAGCTGTTGTAGCAGGTAGTGACATCTGTCCGAAGAAAGTATTATTAGTAGCTGTTCCGTTAGATGAACCATTATTGATGTAGATACGAGCTACAGAAGCAGTGTTTGTTCCTTTAGCTACAAACTTTAAATAGCGGACATAACCACCATTGGTAGCATCTGCTGTGAAAACGAGCTTGTGGTTAGCTGAAACTCCAGTGTAATCACCAGTTGCTGTGGTGATATCAGTAGCCATTCCTGTGCTACCATCGGATGTCATGTCTCCGAGTCTTGAATAAATTGGGTTATTGTTTGCCATATTTTTACATTAAAATTAGATCTCTTGCGTTGAGTATTGATTGGATATTGCTCGTTCCTCCTAGTGATGCAGGGTCCATTCCATCTTTGAGAAGTTTTCCAGTTGTTCCGTCAAACAGAGCAATATAACCATCTGTTGCACTGGCTGGACCTACTACATCTCCACCACTAGCTGGAAGTGTGAAGAATCCTTTAGTTCCTCCAGAATTAGTTCCATAGTAGTAGCTTCCACCAGGACCAGCATCATCCCCATCGAGCCTTAATCCAAGAGGGTCACTCGTAACGATAGAACCTGGGGCGGCGTTTATATCAGCTGTAATTCTTGGTGTCGCATCATCATAGTTGAATGAAATTCTTTCACTTGATGTCATTATATTTCCGACAGCATCTTGAGCTTGTTCATCAGTATATCCAGCCCCTAATGATTCTATTTTGTCCCTAATGGCGTTTTTTGTAGGAACTTCTAATGAACCATTCCATGCGGTTGCGTCATAAGCTTCGTCTGGTACAGATACATCAACATTTGATGTGAGTAGATTAGCTGAATGGGTTAGTGTTGCGTTACCAGCATTGAAGTTGATGACTGCTCCTGAAGCAAGAAAGAGGTCAGAAAAAGCAGTTCCAGATACACCCAGACTCATCTGGTCGTTAGAATTTGGACCAAGGCTGTTATTTCCAAGAATCTTAATTTGCTTAGTGAGTACACCAGCTACGTTTGTATAAAACTCTAATGCACCATCTACAGAAGTAGCGACGTTTACGTCCGTAGCTCTCCATCCAATACGTGCAAATTCTGTTTGTGTGCCAGCATCATCAGAAAGACGAAGAGTTATGTAGGCTTCATCATTATCAGCCATTGTTGCTCTATCACCTTCAAAAATAGCTACCTGAACAGAGGCGTTATCAGTAGTATTTCTAGCTATTAAAGCATTTCCAGCTAGACCAATGTTAAGTTGACCAGTCATACTATCACCAGTGTCACTAACCTTTCCATCTATCTGAGTCTGAATAGCTGAGGTAACTCCATCTACATAGTTAAGTTCAGTAGCGGTAGGTGTAACATCTGAAATATCAGCGAGAGTAAGAGTTTCTACAGATACAATAGGATTAGCTGGATCTGTAGCATCTACGTCTATGTTGTTTCCAGCAACGACAGAATCAACTGTTCCACTTCCACCACCAGAGGTAATGGTTACCACCGTTGAATTTGTTCCAGAATCATCTGTAACAGTAACACCAGTTCCTACAAAATTTAAATTTGCACGAGAGGTAAGTGGTGTTCCCTCATCCTGAATAGTATGACCACCGCCAGTATTAGCATCTATTTGGTAGTTTGGTTGTAAGTGTTTGTTCATTATTTTTGAATTGGCTTCTTATTTACAGGCTTTTTTTGAACTGGTTTTTTTACAACCGGCTTTTTATTTACTTGCTTTTTATCTAACTTTTCTTTGGCAATAGCAGTATTTTCTTTTTCTATCTTTTCTTTTCCACCACCAAAACGATTATAGATTTCACCACCAACTATTGGTAGATTACGAATAGTTTTAAATGTTTCATTACCTTCTTTTTCATCCATTAGGTAAAATATATCCTGACTAATATCATTTATAATTCTTGTTGGAAAAAGAACCTTAGATAAGATAACCATTCCCAATCCATCATTCTGAATATTTGTTCCATCATACTGAGAAAGCATAATGATTTTCAGTAAGTTATTAACAGCTAAATCACTTATTGACTGTTCTTTTCCATACCACCAGTTCTTTACTTGATCGGCACTCATACCGGCAGCAGTTAAGTACGCCGTTATTTTCACAGCATTCATTACGGCCTTAGATTTGTTTTCTTCTCTTAGAACACGATTTCTGTAAATGTCAAGTATCTTTATAGAGTAACTCTTCATAGAATAGAGAGATCGAAGATTTGGATTTTCTATATATGTTTTTGGCATCTCAGATATAGCTCTTGGAGATACATCCAATACCTCATTGAATACATGAAATCTTGTAAGGTCTGTTACTTTTTTGTTTTTAAAATCCTCAACTACTTGGTAAAATTCATCTGCATCAGGAAATGAGTTTCTTAACTTCTTTATGGTTTCTCTGTATTCTTTTCCAGTTCCTTTTTTTAGAGCTCTTGTAGCTTTTCTAAAATCATTACCCATACGGGCTTCTACGTTTATTTTATCAAGCAAGTCAAATCCAACTACTTTAAGTGAAAAATCTGTGAATTTACCCTTACTCATTTCTGCCATTAAAACATCAAACAGCTCTTTTCGTTTAATTGGTTTTTTTCTAAATACAGATGCTACGGCTCGGAAGAACCCGTGATCGATAGCATTAACTCCAATATCAGATATCTGTGTAATAGCAGCATTTGAATGAGAAAGTAATGTAACAGTTGATGTAACACGGATAGCTCTTGAGAGTTTGCTTTCACCCTTCTTTGGTGCAAGAAGAACCTTTAGGTTTTCTACCAATTCGGCTTTCTGATTTGGTGTCATTGACATCCCCTCAACTAGTCTTCCAATAGATCCTTCGATATCATCAGTACCACCTATAAGCTTCTGTAGCTCAATTCTTTCGTTAGATTTTGCCAGGTATAGTTGTAGAGATTCTTCAGGTGTATGATAGTAATTAATAAGATCATCAGTGAGTTCGTTGAACTTACGTGAAAGCATTGGTTTACCAACTCCAGCATTGACTCGTTCTCCGTATCCTCGGAAAGCCTTATTAAGAATATCAGCCCGTTCCTCTTGAGTAAGTTGTGATACATTCTTATAATGGTCTTTAGCCCATTTAGTAAGAACGGTATTCAAGTATTTGTCTCCTTCTTTTCCAAACTTCTTCATGTAAGCTTGATAGAGTCCGTCATAATCTTTAACAACGCGAGGAAAATAATCCGGAAGATCACCAACCTTAATTCCGACTTTTATTTGTTCATCTCTTGTTTTTTTAAGAACAGCAATAACTTTATCAAATTCTTTTTCAAATCCATATTTCTCGGCTATTCCTCTTGCGGTTGCCAAGTCCCTATTATAGAGAGCATATGTCATGGTGTCGTAATCTCTCTTCCTTCCTTTAAATAACTTTGAGTTAAGTTTATCTATTTTCTTGAAGAATCCTTCTACCATTTTTTTGTTGTTCATCTCTCTTCGAGATTTATTGAACATAAACCTTCGGACACCGGCGTACTTGAGTTTAGCTCCACCGAGGTCTTCGATGTTTGTTGAAATAGAACTAAGGCTATTTCTTCCGAAATCAGTAACACCCTGTCCGATTGTTTCTTTTTTTGTTGTTCCAACCTTAAACTTACCAACGTTTACTTTTGAATAATCAATAGTTGGTTTATCTTGTTTCATCGCATCGAGAATAATCTCTTTTGCTCTAGTAAGCTTATCCTCTGGAAGACGATCAATAATAGCCCTATTTAAAACAGTTCTAAATTTACCGGTTTTTTCTCCATCTTTAATAATAGCTCTTGGAACACCAAACTCTTTTAAGAGTCTAGCTTTCACGTTTGGAGAGAGTCCTTTTTCTCTAACGGTCTTCATAAGGCTTTTCACCTCCTTAAGTACATCCCTTCTTGATAATTCCTTTTTAACTGCGTTACGAGACTTGTCTACGTTCTGTAATAGTTTTGTTAATCCTTTCGAATTACTTATCTCAGAAAAACTCTTTTTAGAAAGAAGTTTTCTTTGCATTGGAAGTGGTAAGTCTTTAGCATACAGTCGTACGGCATTACGAAAATCCTTCAAAGTTCTTTTTTTATCTTTAAATTCTGTATATACTTTTTGAACTTTTTCTCGAGCAACTTTACGTTCAACCTCTTGTGTTGTTTTCCTTGTGGCACTCGCTGCCTTCCTCGCACCTCTTGATTCTGCTTTAAGTTTATCTTTTAATGCTTTTTTCTCATTTGTAACAACCTTCTTCGGTTTTGGAGTAGAAGTAATCTGTGACTTCTTTACTGGTCGAGCAAGTTGTTGTGCTTGTTTTTCATTTACCCTTCGTATCTTTGCGATGAGTCCAGTTTTCTCATCAGCTTTCATCATCTTTGTAAAAGCTTTTTCTGATTCAGAGTCAAGGAATTTAACCTTTTCTTTTGGAACCGGTATACCCTCTCTTCGATAAGCCTCTAGTAGATGTCTTCCATCTTCAAGGTTTATCTTTCCTTCGTCATCCATACCAAAAACGATTCTTCCACTTAAGTTTTCTCCGTTTTCAGCCTTTCCGGTTCTTGCTTCTTTAAATGAAAAACCCTCACCATTGAGTCTATCTGATTTTTTAGTGGCATCATTAGCGTTTTTGAGAAAAGAGTTCTCAGCAAGTTTTGATAACTTCTGAGCATTATAAGCGTTACCCTCTTTAGGGGCTGATGCAATAACGTCATTTGTTATTTTCTTAATAGCTGCTGATACAGTCTTATTATCAGTCGCTTGTATCTTTGCTACCTCAGATCCTATTTTTGCTCTAATTTCTGGTGTAGTTATGCTACTGGTCTTTTTTTCAATAGCAGAAACAATTTCTGCATTTCGTATAAATAATGAAACAGCCTGAGGATCGTTTACATTTTTGAGTTTTGGAATTATATCTTCAGCTACGTTACCATTTACACTGAAGTTTTTTAATTCTTTACGAATAACATCTTCTTCGGTAGACTTAGCTATTCTATCAATTATCTTTCCATAATCCTTAGCTCTGTTTGCTGGAAATATCAAAGAATACATATCGATAGTCTTCATAGCCCTTGCCTGATCAGGGTTTGATGGCTTCAATATTTCATCAGCTTTTTTTTCGTAATCCTTACGAGCCTGACGAACCTCATTTTTAAAGTTATCTGTTCCAACTGTGTTTGCTACTCCCTGAGCAAGCAACCCACCTAATGTTGGAATAATATTAGCAAATTCACCGGTTGTTTTAGCCAGTGCTATTGCCTTATCTTTGTAATTAGTATCCTGTAAATTAACCTGATTTAACTGTTCATCAGAAAATCCTCTATTTGATATAAAAATATCTTTAAGGCCTTTCAATCTATCTAAAAAACTTTTCGGTTTTTCTATAGGACCACTTTTGACTGGGTTGTTTGGAACATCAAATATACGTCGCTTTTCAGTACCGACTTTTCGAGCACCACCACCAATCACTACGCGTTTTTCAGCCATGTTATTTTCCGGTTACTTTACCCCATAGTCCAGCCCAAAATCCAGGGTCTTCTGCCTGCTGATCCGGGATTACTGAGTAAATTTGATTCTCATCATACTCTGGGAATTTAGCGGCAATCATAGCCTTAGCTGTTTCTCTTGTAACAGAACTTTTTGGATCATTTACTTCACCAACGAGTCTTGATAATTCTGCACTAAATTCCTGATCTCTTTTTTGTTGAGCCTCAAGAGTCTTCTGCGCCTGAGCTGTCCCAGATCCGGAGCTTCTTTCTTTGATCATACTTTTGGTATTTTCAATATCAATCTTAGCGGCCTCAATTTGAAGATCAGCTAATTTCTGCGCATCATTGTAAGCTTTCTTATTAACCTTCTTAAGTCTCTTCTCGAGAGTTTTAGTATTTCCCTTAGTGCTAAGTCCATATGAAAGAAGTTTTTCTTTAAGAGCATCCTTCTTAGCTTCCTTTTTGACCTTATCCTGATACTTATTTAACTTACTTATAACAGAATCAAATGAATCTCCGGCATGGATTTTAGCCCCAGGATACTGAAGCATTATCTGTTGCTTATCTTTTACCTCTTGTTTTCTAATAGCAAATTGAGCTTCCTGTTCTTGTTTAGCAGCCTGAAGAGATGACAAAGCTACTTCCGCTTCTTTGGCAATTCCGAGTCTTTCATTAGCTCTAAGGTTTGCAGCGGTAGCATCCTGACCTCGAAGAACGTTGGTAGAAAGAGCCTGTTCATTAATCTTACGAGACTGTTCCGCAGTAGCTGTATCATACTGAGAAAGCTGTCCGAAAAGATCGTCATATGCTTTTTGTTTAGCATCTACACCAAGTTCTGTTCCAATATACTTTCGTATTCCAAGAAGATCATCTGGAGCTGGTATTGGATTAGTAGTAGTAGCAGCGATGTTTCCAGAAGAAAGAACCGCACTTGGATTAGCTTGAAATTTAGCCAAGAGAGCCTTTGCCTCACCACTTGTTACGCGACCACCGGCAGCGTTTTGAGTTACATAGTTAATTGCTTCGGGACTAGCACCAGCTAGAACAGCCTGAGCATCTTTTGATACAGCCATATTATTTTTTTATAAGTTGCCCAGTCTCAATATCAACTCTATACATGAGTGGAGATTCTGGTGTTATTCCTTCAAATTCTTGAAGGAGTTCAAATTTATCTAAATTATATTCTATTCTTCCATTTTCATCTTCAATCCATCCTATGATGTACTTACCAATGTTACTATCTTCAGTATTCGGATAACTAATAGACGCATTAAGAACAACTCCTGAATGGACTCTTCCATCAATTGTTGCAAATATGTTACCGTCATTTTTTGTATAAAATAAAATCATAGTCTTCCTTTATCTATAAATATGTAGTAAGCGTAATTGAATGTTATGTTTGCGCCACCTGATCCAAAGTCATCGGCCGCAAAAAGTATGTAAACACTAGTTGAGTTTGCGTAACAGTTGAAGAAGAAATCAGTACCTCCAAAACCAAATATATACGTTCCAATACTATAGTAATCATCTGTTGAAAAATATACTCCGGCGCTATCGTTCCAGAATGCTTGAGCCATTGGAATATATCCGAGACCATGGTTTATAACCACAACTGTTTGACTTTGGAAATCTATTGTTCCAGTACCAGCGCTTGTAACGTTTATTGCGGAACCACCAGATGTTAGAGAAAGTTGAAAAGTATCTACAGTCTTATTGATAACGTAATATACAACCTTTCTTTCCAGTGGAGCTGGCATAGTACCGGTTGAGTCTATAAAAACCTGGTCGCCATTTACTAATCCGTGAGCAACTGATGTAAAAAACTCTGTACCAGTATTGATAGCTGTAATCGTTCCGTTTTTAGTTGTTTGAGGAACTGAGATGCTTCCAGAACCAGAAAGGCTCCCTTTAAGTGTTGAGTATTTTGATGTGATAACCATATCAACATCAGCTCCGGTTTTAACATCAACTCCATCTCGAGAAATTTTAAATCCGTAATCCATAACTAAACACTTTTGTTTTTGAAAATGACGTAGTAAGCAGCGTCTATAAATCCGGTAAAAGATAATGCTGTTGTACTTATTGATACACTATCATTACCTAGCCTTAAATAACTTTTTGTAGTAGGGACCGTGTAACACAGAAACGATGGGAGATATCCAAGGTCATGAGATACCGATGTTCCGGAACTTCCTTTTTTGTGTATAATGCTAGAGAAAAATGAACTAGACATTACAAGGTCAGTACTTGCGCATGTTTTTACATCGAACCCATCCTTACTAATCTTTATTCCGTAATCGTTTGATGATGCTCCAGAGCTTGTTCCGCTAAGTATGTTATCAGCAGTATAGGCATTAAAATTATCTAAGAACTGATAGCACGTAAAGTAAACTGTTGTAGAAGAACCTAAATCATCAAAACCAGATCTAACGTATATTTCAGTGGTGTTATCGTATATTCTTATTTCAAGCTGTTCAAATTTGTCAGCCATGAAAGAACTCGAACCGCCACTTGATTCAATACCGTTATACACAAATATCCACGGTGACTTATAACCAAGATTATGTGTTATAACAACTTTATTTACATCGGAGTACCAATCATGTGTTCCTGATCCAACTGATGTGATATCAACTGCGCTTCCGCCACTTGTTAATGAAACTTGAAATGTATTAGCCGTTGCATTTATGACATAGTATACAAGTCCAACTCTTTCAAAAACGAATGGGTCAACTTCTTGAACGTATGTTTCTAGTCCACCCGGTAATGTACCGCTTGTATCAAAATTAACAACCTCTCCATTATTCAGTCCGTGAGCAACTGATGTAATAACATCTGTTCCCGCATTTACTGTGAATGTTCCACTATTGTTTCGTGGAGTTGAACTTGTTACGCTATATGTAGAAAGAACTTTTAAGTTTAAGAATGCTGAACTAAAAACTAGGAACCTATCGGCGCAAGTTTTGACATCATATCCTTTTTGTGAAACTTTTGCGCCATAATCCATACTAGAATCCGCCAGATGAATATCCAATTAAAACCCTATCATTTGTTCCATCATTCACAAGTATTCTTGAGTTTGATCCTTCAAACTTTAATCTTGATACCCCGGCTATTGCCCCAAGGTTTATAGCCCCATTTCTGAAATCAAATTGGATTGGGGCATTATCATAATCTGCATTACCCATCCAACCAGCTTCTTTTGTGAATCTGAATACATCATCACCGGCTCCAACCGAGAACTCGCGAAAGTTACCAACCATTCCGACTGCTGCGTCTTTTTCAAAATCACTCATCTTTTTCAAATTCTCCGATTTCGAACTTGCTCACAGTAGGAGAAGTTGTTGTCGAAGCGTTTAATGTAAATCTTACGCTTATTGTTGACTTATTACCCGGATTGTCTTTTAACTTGTAAACTCTATCATCTTCATTATCTTTTTCTACTGTCTGTGCTGTGTATGCTTCTCCATCTACAGAAGTTGACATACTAATTGATGTACCAGATGGGAGTGAGTCATAGTGAGCGAGTATAAAGTCCGGTTCTCCGTAATAGACGTTTGTCTCAACGAAACCACTATATCTATTTGTATCTATCTTATCTATTCCGTAATTTGATCCGTTTTTGTAGGAAACAAACATTTGACTTCCAACCGTAGCTATTGCACCAACTGTAGTCCCCTGTCCCTGTGACGGAACATATGCAATTACTTGCGATACAGGGTCTATTTCTTCAGCTCTACCAAGAGCATGTATACCCCTACTTGTTCCAAATAACGGGATACCATCGAGGTTTCCAGATGCATATGCATTTACTCCGGTAGTAATTATATTAGAAGCATCCTTTAATTTTTTAAACTTTCTTGCTTTTGATCCAGTATAGTAATATATATTTCCAGCTGTACCTATTTGTAGAAACATAACATCGTCAGAAGGAATGGCACAATTTATACCAACCTCATCTACATAATCCTCAACAGTCCAACTATTCGAGTATGTGTCCCATCTAAAAAGTCCAGACCTGTTATTTGATGATCCAACAATCGTTCCTATTACAAGGTCATTCTCGTACGGAAATAATACCGTAATTACATGCTGTGTTTGTAGATCAAGAGCGTTTCCAGCAAATGCTCCAGATGAATCAACTGATGCAACATATTTTCCATCACCAATAAATATGGAAAGATTCTGCTCAACCATTGGATGATACGATGTGTTTCCGATTGTAAAAGTATTCCATGAGTCAGATTGTGATGACCATGATGCTTCAGATGATGCTGGTGATTCAGCGATTCTTCCAAGTTTTGTTGCTGATGCGTAATAGAGGTATCCATTAAAGAATCCCATTCCAAGTATCGCACCGTTTGTGTTTGTGTGAACAAGTGTTACTACCCCAGCTGGTGTACATTTCCAGATTTTTCCAGATGTAGATGATCCAAAGAATGTATCTCCGTTAGGAATTGTTACCTTTGATAAACAAAGAGCATCAACCACTGAGTCTGCACGTGTAAGTGCAAATCCCCCAGTAATAAAACCCGGGTCTGTATAGATGTCACAACCAACTATAGTCTGAAATCCAGGCCCCTTTCTACTTGTTTTAATTCCGTCGCTAAAATTATCGTAAATCATTTTTTTTAGAATACGTGGAAGAATTTAGTTTGGTCTACGAAGTAAGTGATTTCAACTCTTCCTGGAGTCCCAGCTCCACCAAAGTCTTCTCCACCACCACCAGCACCACCGCATGCACCACCAGCACCTCCGCCACCGTTGTTAGCACCACCGCCACCGCCACCGCCACCTGTAGCATTAGCGGTTCCATTACCACCAGAACCAGACCCACCAGACCCACCAGAGCCAGCATTTCCAGCACCACCAGGGCCAGCTGTGTCTGTTCCATTTCCTCCAGCTCCAGATGGTCCAGCAGCTCCACCGCCACCACCATTTTGTCCACCGGAACCACCTGTTCCAGCTCCGTTACCTCCAGAATACTTAATATCTCCAACTCCAGATGAGGCTTGACCACCCTGACCTCCACCTACACCTAGCCCAACACTTCCATTGAATCCACCTTTTGCTAAACAAAGAGTTGTACCACTTAAACGAAATGAAGAATCTGATGCCTGTGCTCCAACTGTTATATCGTAACTTACCCCAGGAATAACTGCTAAGTTCGTTAATTCTGAATATGCTCCACCGCCACCGCCAGCACCATTAGAACCAGAACCAGGGGTTCCGCCTCCATCACCACCAGCACCTCCACCACCCCAAACTTGAATACGAGCGGCATACGCCCCTGCTGGAAAAGAAAATGTAGTTGTTGTTGCTGATGAGTAAACTTGACTAGCCATATCTATACTTCTTGAGAAACTGCTATACAGTCCCAAATAGACGCCGCTGAATTATACATAAGACCAACATAGACTACCTTACTTAAAACAGTAGTGGTTGGTAGTGTTGCTCCTCGGTTTGCAAAAGATGCTCCCCACGTAATGGCACGAGCTGTTCCGTTATCTTTAATTCTAATAATCAGCTTTTGGCCATCAACAGGTGTTCCTGTCAAGCTTGACGTCATTGAGGTAATTGCAACAGCAAGGGCTGTGATTGTAAAAACATCAGTAGTATCCGTATTAATAGCCGGAGTTGCTGATGAGGTGATTGTATTTACTCGGGGATTAATCCTCTGACTAATTGTAGATGTAGCTGTTAAATAAAGAGTATCAAAATACGTCTTAAGCGTAGCCTTGGTATTTGCCCAAGTGAGCTTTTTTAAAACGTTTGATGCGGCTGAGTCAACAATTCCAAAAAGATCATTATCAACTGGTGTTGTTTTTCCTGTGGCAGAATTTATTGATGTGGCGATAAAGGTTGGGGCAGCGGCTGTTATATTTGAAGGAGTGGTAGCTTTATCTGTGTCTGTTCCGGTTATGGTCTCTACATCAGTAGCTAACTCAACTTTTCCTTTTGTGGTAGTTGAGGCGTCTGGAACAGTGGCCGCTGCTAAAAGGTTTGCAACAGTTATCTGTTTTGAGGTGCCAGTGGCATCATCTGTTGTATCATCAACATCAACAATGTAGAGTAAATCCGCATTATCTGGGGTAGTTGCTAAAGCTGTTCTGTCTGTAAGTTTTTGTCCCATGCTAAGAAGGTTTATTTACGGTTAAGTATGTTGGCGTTGATGGCTTTGATATTCCTGTATACATTGACGCTACGCCGATTCCAATCAAAAACTCTATTGAGTCTTGAAATAAAAAGTCTATACCATCTTGAAATAAAAACTGTTCAGAAAAAGAAGTTGGCTTACTAATAGTTGAGTAAGTCGGACCAGATGGTTTTGAAATTTCAGTGTATGATATTGGCATTACTTGAAGTTATTTTGTTTTGGAGTAATCTTTTTAAGATTGTTCATTCTGACACGGTAGTGTGATCTAAAGTTTTTCATCAGTTCCATTCTATCTCTGATAACCTGTGTATTTCTTTTCTTTGGATTTCTCAGGTAGTACCTTTCAGATACCATCAGTGGTATAATGTCATGGAAGTTCTCCTCAAACTCTGGAGTATCTTCATCAGCTGATAGGGCTGTCTGACGGTATTCATACCAGATATGTATTCCAGCTGAGATGTTCCCAGTAGTTGTTTTTACTGGACTAATAAAGTATGAGTCATGATAGAATCTAATAATTGGAGCCGTTGGATCAGCCGCTTTATTCACAGAAGAGTCTTCAACGATACTTTGACTATTCTCCTGCATGTCAATTATTTTACAAACAACTAACTCAGAATCATCATCATACTTAACTTCAAAACGATGAGGCTTAATAAGGTCTGTTGGAAAAGGATATTCACCATTAAATCCAATATCACCAGATACAAGACCATCTGTTGATATAAGAGTTGTTGATGCATGTTTTCCGAACGTATTTCGATACCCCTGAACTTTGAGTATTTCCATTGCCAATTTCCTGTAGGCAATGTTAATTTCTCTATTTATATCCGTATTTGAATATGTCGTGGTATCTGTTCTGGTGATGAATCTTACTTCATCTCTTATTTCTGAAAGAGTCATATTTTATCTTGTGAATTGCTCGTTTCTTCCGAGTATGATTTTAACGGTTCCGAATGCTCCAACAGTTGTTTCTTTTGCTGATACACGAAGTTTTACATCTGCTAGATCTATTTCTATCCTTCGCTTTACAGCAACTCCAGATGTAACAGCTTCAAGTTTAAAGATATGTTGCTTTCCGGTTGATGTTCCGCTAGTGTCTTCATCAAGAAGAGCTACCTTTGGAAATAGATTAGAAGAGTCTGGTCCAGCCTCGATTTGGATAAACATATCGGAAGCGTTGTCAGCTGGAGTGTACTCTATATAAAGAACAGCATTCTGATATCCTTTAACATCTGCTGTGAAAGTATTATCAGAATAAGATGCTGTCAGTGTCGCAGCTGAACTAGAAGATCCTATGTTGTAAGTTGAAAATTGATTATTCCAGTACATTTTATTTGAATATTTTTTTGAACCACGATTTACTATTTGTTTCTTCTAGCTTCTTTAGTCTTTCGCTTATGATTTGAAGTTCTTGAACCATAGCGGTGAGAAGACCTTGTTGTAACGATGTTTGATTTAATAGATGAGAATTTGTTTCATTTAGAACTGATGTTATCCCAGTTGTAATAGATTTTAATTCTTCTGATAGACGAGCTGTTATTCTTCCTGAATTTATTTGTTCAATTGGAAATGATCTCGTATCTGATTGTGAATCTGGTGAATACTTTTCATCTTCTATATTTACTAGGAATGGATATTTATCCATTAGTTCCTTTGCAGTTTCTTCACTACACTCAATTTTTTGATCAACTTCAAGAGACTTATTATCGTCTAATCGAATAAGTTGGCCTCCAAGAATTGGGTTATAAAGAATCATATTACATTGGGCGCCAGACAATTCCAACCTTAGTCTGGTTTGTTAGTGTCATAGTTATTCCTTTTGCAAAAACAGCCTCAACTTCAATCTCTCCACCAATGGATGTCATGATTGTAGATCCACCAAGGTACACCTTTACGTTTGATGTTCCGTTTGATGGATGATCAGAGACTTCAACAACAGAAGCGGCTACGTCAGCTCCAACGATAATCTTTTCAAGATATGCTGGCTTGGCTGTAATAACCACGTTAGCGGCTGCTGTTGCCTGATACGTGATTTGATTATCTTTCATATTTTTTAATTAATTTAATTTATACCATCCCCCATAATGGGGGACAGAAAAAGCAAACTAAAACACTACTGTTCCAAGACTGTAAATAGTTACAGTACCTGTACCAGTAACAACTGCCAAAAATTCTTTAGAGTTGTTTTGCGCAATAGTCATGGTTCCTGATAGAGTCACGTTAGATCCAGCTGTAATAGTAATCGTTTCAGCTGCATCGGCAGTGTTACGAATTACAAAACGAAAACTGTTTCCAATTGAAGCTCCAGGCATACCAGCTATAATAAGAGCTGCTGTCGGAGTTACATCACTACGACCAGCACCATTTGGATCTCGAAGAATGAGACCACCTAATAGTTCAGCTGCAGTATATGTAACTACACCAGCAGTTGTCTTAGTAGTAACTGTTTGAAACGGCATAAGAAGTCCGTTGCCATCAGCAACTGGAACCTTAACACCATTTGATTTGCGAACATTGAGTCCGCCTTGAAAGGTTGATCCTGCCATAATTTTGTAGATGCCGGATATTCACCCTAAGGGGAGCTTTCGCTCCCCGTCGGGGGTTCCTCTCCATTAAGGAGGTCCGCTAATCTATTTTTAGATTAATTAGCTAAGAAGACCAGTTGAACCAGCAACGTACTCCCAGTTAGAGTAACCGAAAGCCCATGCACCATCGACAGAAACCTTAATAGCCTTCGTGTCAAAATCTGCATCCTTTTCGATCTTTGGATCCATAAGGCTTACATATTTAAACGGCTTTACAGGAGCGTCTTTAGCGATGATAAACCATGCGGTATCTGAACCACCGTTAGCAGCTCCGATGTAGGTTGTGCTGATCATATCAACAGTTCCTTCGAAGTAGTTAAGGTCGTTATCAGTTGTTCCGCTACGCTTTGTAGACTTCGTTACTTCCTGTGCTAATTTTTCAAGAGCTGTAGGAACAACGAGAATAAATCCACCTTGGTAGTTAATAGGCAACCCACGGCCGTTAAGCTGTTCACGGATTTGCTTAATACCATCAAAGAGGGCTGTTTCACCAAACGCAGGGTTAGTAACACCAGCAGAAACAATTCGGTTAGAACGGTTTGCTACACCAGCTACACGACTAGGATGAGCATTTGAAATCAAAGCTACACCATCTTGTAGGCGATACGTTGGGAAGTTAGCGCTTGAGTTGGTTGTTACGAAAGCATCAACGAGTGGCATCCAAGCACCTTTCTCAAGAGAGCGGTTAGCTGCGATACGAAGCTGACGAATTTCGTCGAGTTTATTCTCAAGCTCGGCTGGGCGGGTTTTCATCAAAAGTTGAGAAATACGTACACCTTTACCAAACTGTTGCATGTTATACTCGGTCTGGTACTGAGGATCGGTCTCATCATATTTGATAGAACCGTCTTCATTAAACTTTTCCAAGTATCCGAAACCTGTTACACCTTCGGTGCGGTAGGTCATGCTATCAGAAACTTTTTTGTCAAAAAGACCAGTAGACATCCAGTTAGGAGCCATATCTTTGGTCTCTTCGATAATTTCCATTATACGAGCTGATACACCTGCATCGAACTCATAAAATTTACTTGTGTCCATTGACATAAATTTTTTTTATCTTAGATGTCCATTTGTGATTCCTGAACGGAAACAATGACTGAATTAGCTGGAGCTGCTGTATCTGGATCGACTCCCCAGATGAAGAATGAACCTGTAGTTGAGACAGCTGAGCTTTCTGCAAGTACAAGTGAGGTTGCGTCTGTGTCGATATTGTAACCAGCGAGGTTAGAACCAGTGGTTGTACCAAGGGTTGCGTCTGCTGTAACTGAATATCGTGACCACTTTGAAACGTCGACGATTGCTTGAACAGTGTTGCTAGATCCTGCGGTATAAGTACCGTGGAAATCGCCACCTGCTCCGTTGGTGCTAGGAACTGATCCATCAGCGTTACGGATAGCTTCTACAATTCCAAGACCAAGGCCACCTGCTCCCCAAGTAGAAACCTTACCAGATGCAAGCTTTACAGCTTCTCCAACAGAGATTACTTGTGAGTCAGTAATTGTAAAAGGAATCAATACACGTCCACCGTTTCCAAGGAGGTTATCCTTAAAGCGAAATGCCATATTATTAATTTCTAATTTTGATTATTTTTGTGAAGCTTTATACTTCAGATAACGTTTAACATCTCCTTGGAAGAATTTATCCGCTATTCGGACATCTTCCTTAGTTACTTTAATCGTTCTTTTCTCAATCACCACACCTGATGGAGACGTAACTCGTTTACGGGTCGCCTCTACTTCGCTGTGTTCAGAAGATTCGCCTTTTGCTCTATTCTTTAGGTAATCACTTTTATTCATTACTGAAATAGGTGATTCCTTTCGGAGTTGAGAGATTTCCTTTAACTCTGCGAGAGTTTCGGGGGCGTTACGCAGATCTGGAAAAGTTGTCAGCAGCAAAGCGTCTAAAGTTTCTGAGTCGAGCTGTCCACCTGCTACGGCGACCGGCTGCTCCACGATAGTCTCAACTACATCTTCTTTCTTTTTCGGCGGATTCTGGGCGAATGCAATATCTCTTTGCTTTTCGCTCTTTACAACATCATCCCAGGTTTTATAATTTTTACCTGTTTTTTTGTTGTGGACTTCCAGTGCAATTTTCTCTTTCTCGTCGTCGGAGATTTCCACTGTAGCAGTATCATCTTCTTCGATTTCAAAATCGTCTTCTGCGTCATCTGGATTTAAGGTCTCTTCCTCAAATTCGAGTTCGATTTCCTCTTCCTGATCGTCAAGATTTAACTCTTTTTCTATCATTTCTTTATTGATAATTTTTAATTTCTTACCGCTAAAGCGCTTTAGTGATGAGATTCTTAAAAACTATTATCTTGCGAGAACGTTTTTAATTTTCTTTTCTATTTTTTCTGATGACAACCAATCGAGAAGTGTCAACTTCCCGAGTTCTGTTTCATCAACTGATGCTCCTTTTTTACTAAGCATTTCTTTTACAGCAGACTCTTGAATAGCCTTTTCAATAACATCCATTACAAATTCATAATGATCTGACGCGCGAAAAGAATTAAGCATAGCTATACGCTTTTCTTTCTCTGCTGTATTCTGACCCTCTGTTGGGACGTCTCTTGAATCAATTATTTGTGCCATATTTTATTGTCCAGCCGCATTACCAAAACTTTGTCCAGGACTAAGTACACTTGGATTAGATTGCATATTTCCCTTTCCTACGAGTTGCATTTCAGCTTGTCTTTGCTCAGCCTCTGCTTTCGCTTTTAGTTCAGCTTCCGTCATTCGATACTTACGACCCGAAAGGTTCAATAAGTCAAGTAGTTCTTCTTGGAGTCTCTCAATAGAAAGAGTATTGTAAGGATTCTGGATAGCATTTTGAATAGCTTGCTGTAATTCTCGTATACGATTAAGCTTGTCAAATGACTCGTTTGTTACAACAAATTCAACGGTGGTTCGAATATTTTTAATCAGATCACGTTTAAATTGAGCAAACCTCGGCATCTTATCTCTTTCATTTTGAATAGCTTCTACAAGCTGTTCTACTTGCTCTGGTTGTACAAGCTCACCCCTAACTACTGCTTCGTTTACAAGACCGTAAGCATAGTTTCGTACATATTTTTCTTCAACTGCATTGAGTTCGGTTGGGTCACCTAGAAGCTGTGCCCACTCTTTTGCTGTCAATTCCTCTATGATTGATTTAAGCTTAAACTTCTCAAATAATCTTTTAAAGAAAAGAGACTGTTGTTCTATAACAATATCGAATGTGGTCTTTGCCTTTTGCTGGTTGATAACTCCGATAGTAGCGGTTGTTGAGGCTGGAAGTTCTTCTCCGGTTCCTGAAGCGGTCACACCAGCGACCTGACGAGCAAGTTCAAAAATTTTATCAGCTGAGGCAACGAAGTCATTTACCATCGTTCCCATGTTCAGCCTTGTCAACTCTTCATCTTGTTCAACTGAAATAACCGCTCCTGTGGCAAGAGATTGAATAAACTCTTGTGTAAGGCCGGTTGATTCTCCGTTAGATGGTTGACGATGAACAATAATACCCTTGTGATTTAACTGATCAAAACGACGCTTATCGTTCATGATCTCATTAAATTGTTCCTGCATTGGGGCGGTGAGTTCGTAAACACCTAATCCCATCCAACGTCCCGGGATTGTAATAAGTCGCTGTTCCTCGTAAGGATACATTCTAACTTCGTCTCCATTAACAATCTGACCCTGTTTTTTGAGTTCAGCTAAACGTTTTGAGTTTCGTACTCTTTCTGAATATGGAGATGCAAATCTTTCAATTTCAACATGAGGAGTCCAATTAAATGAATCGTCGTTATCCTCTGGTCGAAGAACCTGACAATCGAGATACTTGATACATCCTTTTGTCATGAGATTCTTTTTACCAACCAGGAACTGATCCCATGTCCAATATTCGTAAACAATAAAGTACCCGGAGTTTTCTCCACCAATAAGTGTTTCAACTTTTCTACCCTTAGATGTTACGTAATGGGTTTTCTCTCCATCTTTAACCTCTTCAAGTGTTCCAGTCATTACCTCTCTCATCTCTTCAATAAGTTCCCATGAATCCTCCCACTCGCTTTTATTAGCAAGCATATCTTCCCAAGTCATAAGAATTCTTTCAGCGAAAGAACCGTCCTGGATATCCATCATGTTAGCTGGACGTACAATGTTACGGAGATCTACAACTTTAGATTCTCCATCCACCTCCTTGACGATGACATGACCCATATTGATCATTTCAGCTCGAGTCTGGTTAATGACTTCTCCGAAATCAGTATCCTTCATATGCTGACGGATAGCTGGTTTCAATATAGCTGTTACATCAACTGAGTCTGGATTCTCAGCATTGAGCTGCATATCCTTGGTATCAATATCTGTGTTTTCAAAAAGCGTTCGAGCCATGATATAAGAAAGTGGGTAGAAAAGTTTTTCCATCCCGTCCTCATAGTAAGGATCTTCGAATTGACGATTAAAATACTGAACATTTCTGTCCTGTACTTTTCTGAGAGAATAAGAAACATTGCGAGAGACTTGTACAAAGCCGTCCATGTTTCTTAAGATGAAGTCTGAAATGTCCATTAGAATTTCTCTATTTTAGGTATGTAGGTGTGTGTTTTACCACGAGTGATTTTTGTTCTCATCTGAAATGCGATACAAAGGGCGATGAGTTTATCCCAATGTCTTGTTTGTTCGTCATCAAAACGTATTTGTCCAAGGTCTTCGCGATCATACGTTCTAAGTTCCGTAATGATGTTTTTTGAATAAATATCGATCTCTCCATTCATAATGGCTTCGTTGAGATCAAATAACATCTTAGGCTTTGAAACAACTGTGGTTATCCATCCGTACTTAAGCGTTTTGAGTGGTCTCGTAAAACGGTTCTTGGTTTCGAATCCTTTTCGGAAATCTACTTCCTTGTAAACGTTATCGTAAATCTCTTTAAGCTTAGAAACGGTTGTGTGTCCAATAGAGTTACGCTCTGGAGCAATAAGACATTTTCCGTACTTATTTCCCATGCGCGCCAATTCGATAGCGAATGTGTCTGGGGCAATGTTATTGTTTCCAAACTCAGCCACTACTCTTGGTCTATCAGTAAGATCCAGGATAACCGCTGTAGATGAGTCTTGTCCGACTCCTTCAGCCACGTCAGCTCCCATAGCATAGATGCGTCCAGGAACCCAGTTTTCGTAGATAATCCAATCTCCCTCTTTTGTTCCTTCCTTAACCTCTAGTCCAGCAATTCTTTCTTGATCGAAGAGTTTATTTCCTGATCCAATAAAGGCTTCTTCTGGAGTTGTAGGACATTCTTGACGAAGGAGATCCCAACGGCGATTAAGACGGACGAACTGAAGATAGTAAAAGGTTAATTCTCTATCGGTTATCTGAATGTCTCGAGATTTCATTTTCTCTCGGTATTCGTCAAACTTCTTCCAGTCTTCTGATTCTTTGAAGTGCTTGATGTTCTCATCAGTCACTTTGGCAATTTCATTATCGTCCCATTGCCAATTATAAAAATGTGCTTTGAATTGGGTTGGAAACTGAGGTTCTCCTCTGTTCCAGGCTTCCCAAAACATATCATGGAATGCTCCCTGTTCTCCTTCAGCGGTACCTTCGATATCGAGGCGTCCTCCGATAGGAACAGCAGGAATGGTTCCGGTTATGATTTCTTGAGCGTTCTCAGGGTATTTTTTACAGATCTTCGCGAACTCTGAAATATGAACTCGACGATAGGTTCCTGAACGTCCCGAGTTGGAAACACGCACATAACTAAAGCTGTCGTCTCCAAAATTTACCTTCAATTCGTTCGCTCTGTTGGCGTCGATTGAATACAATTTTTGAAGAGGGAATGTATCCCAGGCAAATTTAACCTTGTTGTCAAAAATGTTGACAGCATCCTGTTGAGTGTGAGCTATAAAAAGAGCTTCAAAGTTTCGGTTAAACAAAACATCATCAAGCACATCTATGGTTTCGAAGGTGGTAAAACCCAACTGTCGAGACTTTAGGATGATATTAAATGTATGTTTGTTTTTATCGAAGTGCCTCTGCATCCTGTTTTTTTTGAACTGGATGGTAGAAGAGGTCATCGTTATTGGATCGTACTTAGCCTTGATTTTATACAAGTGCTCTACTCTCCATTCTTTGTCTAAAAGTCTTTTATCCATATTTGTTGCGGGGGTGGGATTCGAACCCACGACCTCTTGGTTATGAGCCAAGCGAGCTACCAGACTGCTCTACCCCGCTATATTTGCAGGTCCCTAAAGAATCGAACTTCAGTTTTCAGTTTTGGAGACCGACGTGTTACCACTACACCAGAAACCCATTTGTGGAATATTCCAGAGTCGAACTGGAGTCTTGACCATTCCTTTCGGTTTGTTAGTCAGTCGAACCACTTATATCCCTTTCTCTACGAAAAATTTCGTAATTTTATCCGTAGTGTCTTACTCAGACTTTTGTACTTCCAGTAGTCTTTTTCTGCCTTGGCTTTTTCAATCTCTTCCTTTAATTTTTCTATGTCTAATTTGAGAGTATTTTCAGCCATGGTGGAATGATTTTAATGGAAGTGGTATCTACATATCGTTTCGTGTTTAACGTCTCGCACAGACGATTTCTCTTTTTTACCGAGGCTTACTTGAGCCATGTTTTGTGAGAGAAAATGCGTAATCTATTAATCGCTCCTTGTCATTTGAGTCGTAGTCGTTCTTAGAGACTTTTTTGAACATTCTTGCTATTTCTCCTTTTGAGAATTTTTTGTTTGTGACTTGTTTGATAAAGAGTGTCCAGGAGCTTTCCATTTTTTTAAAATAAATTTTTTATGGTTTTTGAATAACTGTTACAGCAGTTGCTTCTATCTAGGGTCTAAGATTTTTTTATTTATATTTTGTTGAGGTTCCCTGAATTTTTTTAAATTCTTCAGAAGAACCGACCCCCCCTCCCCCTTCCTTTTAATCCTTTTTCTTTGATCCTTAAAAAGAATACATAAAGAATAAATAAAAGAATTAAGCTCTTGACATATAGTGACTGTGTGGTATACCTATATGTCGCATAATATATGTTAGTGGACATATACTATATTATCCCTTATCTAAGCCAAATAATATGCGTGGTAAATTGGTATGTTTACTATAATGACAACTACCACACAACACAACTAGGTTGTCAATAGAGTTATTGGCTACGCTCTTGTCTACATGGTGTATATATAAGCCTTTTGTCTCTATACACTCGCTACATTTGTCTCTCTTAATATCAAGACTCCTGATAATTCTTCTACTTTCTTGCCTTATCTTTTTGGCTCCTGATATCTTTTTTCTTTTGCTTTTCTCTAATACAGCAATTTCTTTTATTGGCTTTATAAAAGGTATTTTAATGCTTTCTATATCAAAAGCTACCTCATATAGTCTTTTATGAAATTCTTTCCACTCCTTCGTCTTTCTCATTTTTTTCTTCTTCTAATCCGTCCAATAATGCTCCGATCCCATGAGCTACATTTTCTGTACTTTGTCCCGAAACAAGCCTTTTTAGCTTCGTAAGTTTGTCTATAGCTTCGACACCATCTCTAAAGCTTGCTTTCTCTTGTTTTTTTTCTACTATGTCCTCACCTATTAAAATCAACCTATCCAACCTATCCTCAAACTTTTCCATTTCCTTTATATAAGCTGGATTATCCTTGATATCCCTTGTTTTTTTTAAAGCGGTCATTCTACTGTATCCTACCTCAATCATAGCTTTACCAACGTTTGGTAATTCTTTTCTTTTTATTTGTTCAATAACCTTTTTGGCTACTCTCTTCGCGTTTTCTTTACTATCTCTACTCATTGTATTGAAATGTAACGGGGGTTCTCTTTTTCGCCGAATTTGGTTACTATGGCAAAAAATGAAGCATTTAAATGCGTTTTAAGCCCTCTAAATTTTTAAAGCAGGGCCTTAGTACCATTTAATCTATTCAAATTCTTAGATTGAAAGATCTTTGGTAATTTAGAGTATACATACACTACTAGTAGTTGATCATGTAGTCTAAAGGTCTCTAGTATATAAAAACAATTGTAAGGTAAGCTTTGAAACTCCTTTAGATCCTTTATTGGTATTACGGCTATTTCGATTGACACGATCATTTTATTATGCTATAATGGTATTGGGTGAAATAAGCCTTAAAATAAAAATATGTTTAAAAAAAATCTTAGTGTACATGATAAAATTAAGCGTTGGTCTTATTGGTCTAAAGTTAGATTTATCTCTTTCCACCTATTGGGCGTTTTGGGTGGTGCTAGTTGGGTTGTTTCCTATAACATTGGCTCTAATATGTACGGCGCAATTACAAACCAGGTTTTCGTTCAATCTGTAAAGGTTGAAACAGTACAGGCAAGCGATGAAAAGATTGATCCATTACTAGATATTATCTTTATGAAGGAAAGCTCTAGAGGTGTCAAAAACTACTCTAAATGTCAAGCTATTGGAAAGTATAACCGTTATGGCTATAATATCCCTGGTGATGGTACTTTTGAGTGTTTCGAAAAAGGAGATGATACAAAAGCGGTTCGCGACTGGTTAGAGCGTAAGCGCTTAGAAGGCTTTAATGATAACCAATTACTCTGCCTGTATAACACTGGAAAGGCCACGGATAAGTGTAAGTATTTAGAATAATATTTTTCCTGTAATTGTGGATAACTTTCTCTTGACGCCGTATTAAAATATTGCTATAATTTAACAGTAAACTATTAAAGTAAAAAATATGAGTAAAAAAGAACAGTGGTATTGTGTGGTAATTAGTATACTTGGCCTAATAATTTACCTTAATATATGAAATGCGAAAAATGCGGTTTCCAAAAGTGGCTTGTATCCCTAGGGATCATTGCACAATACTTTTGTAGGAATCAGAAATGCGTAGAGTATAAATTTATAACCATAAAGTCATGAATACCAACAGACTTATAAAGCGTGCATATTCTCTAGAAAGAAAATCACTTGCACCTTCTAAGAAATTATCTATCCAATTAATAAGACGATCTAAGGCAGAATCTTTGAAGAAAAGAGAAGCCGTTGAATCATTTAACTAATATACTACTATGAAAAAACTATTTATTATAGATCATAAGGGACGTGGTAACTATGCTTACGTCACAGACGGGGAAAATATAGCTTCTATAGAACATGAACGCTTTGGCGGTTATAATGTCTCTACTGTACATATACCAAATGTGAAAACAGGTACGGGTTTTAGAGTTTTTGAACAGATAACTATAGACAAAATAGAGAGCTCTTTACTTTCCGCTATGTCTACATTTGTTCCATATTGGGCTAGTAGTACAGATAGAAAACACACGAAAAAATGGCCGAATGCAGAAGCTTTTTTGGTAGAGCAAAGAAAGTTTTGGAAGGACGCCCATTTGATACCCTTCAACATTCACAACCTTTTTAAAAATTGCAAACATGATGGTCATTATATGGGTGGATTTCCATGTACTATATGTGGAAGAGAAAAATAGTCTTACTCTTTAAGGTATCCCTTTTGGGATATCTTATAAGGGTTGGAAAGTTTCTAATCCCACCCCTTCCGTGCGTTTCTAGTACGGCGGTATATTAACAAATGAATAAAAGTTATACAAAACTTTTTTGGTCTCACGTTGAGAGCGAAAAAGAAAAGAGTAAGATAGCTTCTAAAGTGTACTCATGGCTAGACCATGACAACCTGGGAAATATTATTACAGACGGGAAAGTATTTTGGATAGAGCTAACCTATAGCGGTGCAAGTTGCCCTCAATATGTTAGAGACTACCTCAAGCGCTACATGCTTAAAAATGGCTACACCTATCTATATAATGACTAGAACACTATGAAACTATACGCAACAGTAGCAAGTGAGAGGGCGAGTAAAGGACAGGGGGGAAAGAAAATTGACATTGTAGTATTTAACGAAAAAAGGGAAAAAATTTTTGAGGCGAATATGGACAGCCAAACAGGTTTTCTATATGCGACTACTTTCGGTAGTAACCCTCAAAGCATAGATACTACAATAGATAAAAAAGGCGAAAGGCAAAAAGGCGAAAAGTTTTGCCACGAATGTAATGAGGATGTAAGGCCTGATAAGGGCGGAAATTGTCCAACTTGCGGAGCGTGGCTAAACTAAAAAGCCAAAAAGCAAAAGGCCGTTAAACGATACTAGACACGTTTAGCGGTTTTTTTGTATCTCAATTTATGATCTACAATTAACAGGAAATTTTTAAAAAACAGGCGTAAACCCTCTCGCGAAAACGAAATTTCTGACGTTCCGAAAAGAGGTAAACTGGCGAAATTTCACAAATTTAGAAGTGTAAATATTTCACTGGTCTAAATTCTCTTGTTGGTGAGGACAAACTCCACCATTATTATTTCTACCTATATTACAATTAAAACATAAAATAGAGATGTTGCCAGGATAATTATTTTCTACTAAATAAATATATAAATATCTACCAAGGAGTCTATAGTTACCATTTCTTCTATATTTATACCCGTCGTCATCAACATGATCAACTGTAAGGAATTTCTTTCCAGTTTCATTACAACATGCGCAAGCATTGCCATAGTGATCAAGTATCATTTGTTTGTAATCTATATGATGATCATTTCTACGCTTTCTGGTGAATCTCTGTACGGGTATCTCGTTGAATCCCATGCATTTTTTACACCTAGCTCTATAACCTATTTCACCATCTTTTTTTGTTTTTAAATGAAAAAGATTTAAGTTTTTCCATTTTTTACAAACACGACATTTTCGCTGATTATCAACGATTCTAACTGTCATTCTCTAATTTTTTAATTACAGATAACGGATCTCAAATCCTTAAATTCATGTTTACCAATATTGAGAGCTATTATCTATATTTAAACTTGACTTTTCTCTTTTTTTATGCTAGACTGGACTAGTAGAAAACACATATAAATATCGATTTCTAGGTGACTTTTCTGCATTTCAAAAAGATAGTGACATAATATTTGACTATTTGTTGCGCTCTCGTTACGCCAAACGATCAAATGGTCTTATATTGTGTCAGAAAGCGTAAAAAACCTACATAGTGTAGGGAAAACCTAATAAATGTGAGCTTCGAATTTCTTCACAAAAGTACGCTGTTTAATTTGTAGTTAAATTATATCACGTATTTAAAAAAATGCAAGAAAAAATGGTGTTGAAAAATGAAAATAGCTCTCAAAAAAGGAATAATGAAATAATAAAACTTTTTAATGATGGTGAAAATCTGTGCAATATCAGAGATCGCTATAAATTAAGCGTATCAAGAATACATAGAATACTATTAGGAAACCCTTATAGACCATATGGATCTAGAAAATTTTTATGGAATCATATAAAGATGGTAATGCTTTCTGATTTTCCATTTTGTTCAAATTGTGCAAAGAAAGAAAAAATTGGCGTTTATCAGATTGATGGAAATAACAAGAATAGAAAATGGAATAACTTAATAGTTTTATGCGTTACTTGTCGAATTAAAGAGGTTTATGAAAAAACAAAAACAGAATAGCTGTCTGAAAATTAAGTGGTCTGGAATGATTGGTCGTTGTAATAATCCAAGCAATGCTGGATATAAAAATTACGGTGCCAGAGGTATATCGATAGAGTGGCAGTCTTTTGAAGAGTTTGAGAAAGATATGTTACCGAGCTACATTGATCACATTGAGAAATATGGTGTCAAAAACACAAGTATTGATCGGATTGACGTGAATGGTAACTATAGTAAAGAAAATTGCAGATGGGCGACCAAATGGATACAGGCGAATAATACACGTAGAATATCCTCAACACCATTAAAAGAGGAGTATATTGAAATGAAACATATATTGACAAAGATGGGAATGGAGAAAAAGAAACACTAGTTTTACTTGCATTTTTTCGAAAAACAGTGTAATGTAAACTGGCTTATTTTAAAAATTAATATTTAATTCTATGTAGTAATCTTTAATACTACAAAAATGTTTTACGGAAAATCAGTGATGGGAGTTGGATATTATACCAATACCTATTACACACGAAAAACAAGAAGACATTGGATATTTTACCTTGGACGACATTCATGTAATCCGGGTAAAAAGAATAAAATAGAATATCATCGAAAGATGAGGCGGGGAAAGTACAGTATGTATGACTTCAAAAATAGTCAGTGGAAGAAATTACATTGTACTGATCCGTGGAACTGGTGTTAAGTATCAGACGGACAAGGCTTTGGCATGGTAAACAATCCATGATGGGTAGCGAGTGGTTTGAATTGATTCATACTAGTGTCGAATAGACGTCAGAGTAACGACCTTATATTTAAGCATATCCTAAGTGGTGCCACACGCCAGTCGGAAATGATGATATGTGGGGGAATGGGGTGGTGAAAAAATACGACCACATTGTAAGGTGACAAAACGGAAATCCTTACCTAGCTTATGAATCGATCTTGGTTTGTTGTAAAAGAAGCATACCAGTCTTGGATACTGGAGGCGGAGGAGCATTACCTCCAACCTTGACAAATAAGAATGCCCGTATGGCCGAGTGGCTTAGGCGCGGGACTGCAAATCCCGTTACATCAGTTCAATTCTGATTGCGGGCTAAAGTTGACAAAGAGCAAAAAGTATGCTAGGATAGATTTACATTAGCTAGTATATGCCACTACTCGGGATATACAAGGCTGACTCTAGCCATTGGGACGTATCGTCTCGACGGCTAGTAATTACGGGCTTCTAATATGATATAACAATACGAAGCGACTTGCGGTGAAACTCCGGAATCCCAGTTATTAAATTAACAAATGCCCATAGTGAAAGTGTAGTGAGTAGCTATGGGCTGGGTTATAATAATGGTGTGTTATTAGGACGTAGGTTCGAATCCTACCCACGAAGTATATCTTTGTGAAGTAGTTTCCCGACAGGTAGAACATAGGACTAGATAACGCTATACAAATGATGTAGTCGGGCTGTTGTATAGCCTCATCCTAATAGCACATCAAATTAACAACTAAATAGTAGTGAATCTACTGAAGAGGTGGTTTAGTGGCTACTCTGACGATGTAGTTTTCCCCTAGTTATAAATACGAAGGGATTCATACTTGTAAACCAAGTCGGCCTCTTCCGCGGGTTCATTACTAATTGTTCATTGATATGAAAAAAATAGAATTATCTAATGGAATGTCCGTAAAAGTAGATGATAGTTTATTTGAAGAATTATCTAAATATAGGTGGCATTTCTCAAATAGTGGCTACGCTTTTAGGAATGTCTACATGGGTAAAAACAAATGCAAAGCTTTTTATATGCACTGGGCAGTTATTGGTAAACCAGATTTTGGTATACAAGTAGATCACATCAACAGAGACAGACTTGATAATAGGATAGATAATCTTCGGCATTGTACAGCTAGTGAGAATCAAAGAAATACTGGTTTTAGAAGAAATAATACATCAGGTGTGAAGGGTGTGACTTTCAATAAAAATGCTAAGAAATGGCAAGTTGCTAAAAATGGAAAATACTTAGGTATTTACAAAGATTTTGAAGAAGCAAAAAAAGTAGCAGAAAACAGTTAGTGAATAAGAAAGTGAGTTGATGGGGGAAAGGGTTTTAGGCCCACTATAAGCGCAAGTATGACGGAGTGTGCACATCTCCGCACCGTGGATAGCTTCCCGATAAGAGGTCATATTTCCCCACCAGCTCATTTGAGATCAACAAGTATAGACAAGAATATGAAAATCGTATTTTTATCTATCCTTGGTGAATAAATAACCCCCGATAATCAAGGAAGGGACGTCAGGCAGAATACAATTGAGTTGTTTTTTTAAAAATTAAAGGAGTCTTTATCTCGGAAGAGATATATGAAACCTATATAGATAATTAATCCGGGAAATGTCACTGCCTACGTTACTGAATAGGGGGTTAGGTATGACTATAGTAAACAGTAAAATAATATTATATAATATATGAGTGAAAAGAAAGGAAAAAGAGGGTTTTATAAACCAAGAAGTATTCGAATGAGTGATGAGGTTTGGGAAGAGTTATTTGAGAACTGGAAGAAGAGTGGTCTAAGTTGGAATCTATTTTTAATTGAAATTAATAAGTTAATAAAAAAATAATATGGCTAAGGTAAAACCAGAAGATATACAAATAGGAGCAAAGTTTCGCGAACGTGATAAAGTTATTACAGTCACCAAAATCGAAGGAACTGGTAAAGAAAAAGAATTGTACTTTACTGATTACCTACGCATATTACATAGTAGATTTTTCGGGTTACCTTAAAGATGAATTAATAAATAACTAATATAATTAAATTGCTTATTATTTTAATAGATAGTATGGATCTCTCTAAATACAAAATCCCAGAAGAAAACACAAAAGTAAAAACAGAGTGGCAAACAGAGTTTCCTAAGTGGTTAGAGGAGTTTGGAATAGTTCAAACCATGAAGCCATTCTGTTGGAAGAAGCTAGGAAAGGGTGGTAAGAATTTTAGATTCCTAGAGACTAAGGTTGCGAGCATAAAAGAAAAGGTTAAATACTATAACGGGAATCTAAAAGAAAGCGCTGGAGAATTTATAAATATCTTAAAGGGATTATGAGTAAAGAAGAACTATTAAAGAAGTGGTACGAGAGCTGTGAGAAAGCCTTCAAAGAAAGAGAAGCCTATCTCGATGAGGTAGCACCTAAACTCTACAATTCAAAATTATTATGAGAGAAATTAAATTCAGGGCTTGGGATGGTGAAGAAATGGACTATGAACCAACGGTACCGTATGATTGGAAATTAAACGATGTATTCAAAGACGGTGATGATTTAATGCAATACACAGGACTAACCGACAAAAACGGAAAAGAGATTTATGAGGGGGATTTATTAAGAGTCTTAGATAAAGACTGGCCTAGCGGCGACTATACAAATCAGACCCCGAAGGAATATATGAAAAGCATTTCTTCAATATGTCAGGTGGTATATGAACCGACAGAATTTTTCTTGAAACAAGTTGATGGAAGAGGATATTTTTATCCACAACTTACTGAAATAACTCATAGAGATATTTTTGAAATCATTGGAAACATCTACGAAAACCCAGAACTAACTAAGTAAAGATGATTTAAACATATGGTTAGGCAACACAAAAAATCATGTAAAAAAACTCATCGGTGTGATTTGTGTAAACTTAAATATTGTGAGGATTGTGCTCATGAAAGTGGATATGATCTCATCTGTACACAAAAAAGATGTCGAGAACAAAGTAAATCAACTAAATTAATAGAGTTATAAATAACAAACATATGAAATACTTAGCAGTATTTTTAGCAGTAGCTTTGCTTATGCCAGTAGTTGTAGACGCAAAGGGTGGGGGAGGTGGAGGACGAAGTAGTGGAGGAGGATCAAGAAGTGTTTCTTCTACCTCAAAGCCCACTAGCACACCAAGTGCTTCAAAACCAAGCGCGCCTTCAACGCCAAAAGTATCGAGTAAACCAAGTTCTACAACAAAAACGGTAAACGCTCCAGTGAAAACAACTTCAACTGGAAAGAAAACTACAGGACAGGCAAAAGTAGTAGACGATACTTATAAGCCAAAAGTTCGAGGAGGATACGTGCCGCCAAATGGATCAACGGTTCAATATGTAGAAAGAAACACTAGTTTTGTAGATTACCTTCCATGGATATATATTTTCTCTCAAAGCTCAAGAGATGAAGTAAATAAACAAGAAGCTGTAGTCACAGAGCCAGACGGTACAGAGAAAACAGTAGAGCTAGAGCCAGAAGGAGGAGATGGATTACTTATTCTCAACCGGATTATCATGATCTTACTTGGAGTAGGTATTATCTACGGAGCCATGAAACTCGTTAATATGTTCACTAATAAAAAATCTTATGTCTAAAGCAGCAATCACAACCGGTATTATTTTAGGAGTTATAGGATTCATGATCCTTTGGTTTGTAGGAAACTACAACAGTCTTGTATCAAGTAGAAATCAAGTAGAGAAGTCTTGGTCAATGGTAGAGAGCCAGTACCAGCGCCGCTTGGATCTCATTGATAACCTAGTTGAATCAGTCAAAGGTGCGCAAGGTCAAGAGCGTGAAGTATTCATCAAGATAGCTGAAGCTCGTACAGCATACAATAATGCGACCAATGACAATGATAAGGCCACAGCAGCAGGAAATTTGGAGACAAATATAGCTCTTATCCCACGACTTCAAGAAGCATATCCTGATCTAAAATCTAACCAGCAAGTACAAACTCTTATGAGTGACTTGAAGGGTACTGAAGACGGTATTTTGAAGGCTCGTGATAACTACAATGCTACTGCTAACAACTACAACACCAATATACAGCGTTTCCCAAAGAATATGTTTGCTAACAGCTTTGGATTTGAAGCAAAGACACTATTCAAGTCAGATCATGGAGCTGAGAAGGGTGCAAAAGTTAAATTCTAGTATATGAAATACCTTAAAAAAGTATTCTACTCATCAACTGATACGGTAAAGGAGCTCATGCTTCTTTACCTAGTGATCATGGGTATAGCCTCAGTCGCTTATGGATTCTTTGAACATAAAACTATTCTTGAGTCTCTCTGGTGGGCTACTGTGACATCTATGACAGTGGGATATGGAGATATGTATCCGGTAACTGGACCAGGAAAGATAGTAGCAGGAGCGCTTATGCTTTCAATGGTTTTCTTTGTGCTACCAATGATCATAGCAAAGATGGTAACCGTATTGAGTCCTGATAGAGATAAATTTTCTCATGATGAGCAGGAGGAAATTAAGAGGTTACTCAAGAAGATCTCTAATAAAGCCTAACTCACAATAACAAGAATATATATATGGAAACTTTAAAGATAGTAGTTATAATTTTAGCCATTTATGTAGCAATTAACTTTGTAAGTATTTTCTCTCTAATCAACAATCTAAGTAAGTGAATATGGCACAAAAAATAAAATTCAAAGGTAGAATCTATTTTATCCCTGGAGGAAGTATAGATGAAGGTGGTCCTATCGCTACTAAGAAACAATACGAAAACGGTCTTATGTCATACGCTCATCTTTATCCAAACGGAGAGATTAAAAGGGTCGGTGCCATTATAGGAAAAAGAGAGGATATAAAGCTAATAGGAGAAGAAGAGTTGAAACCTACAGGAAAAGCGTTTTCAAATGTTTTTAATAGAATCTTTGCTAACCTCTAATCTTATGAAGGAGACAATAAAAAACCAAATATTCTTCACTGCCTTACTACTGTTCAACCAGACAACCATGTATCACACAGACGCGTTATGGGTGGCAAACATAGCAGGTATCACATGTGTCATATGTCTTATAGCCTTAGTAATTATATTTTTTACGAAAGAGTAACCCTATGAATACACCAGAGAACAAATGCGAAAAGTATTGCTGTGATGGCGAATGTAACCATGACGCTTGCTGTGGAAAGATAACTGAGAACTGCAAGATAGACTGTGACTGCCACAAAGATACACCAGAGACAATGGAAGAGAAAAGTGAAAAGATAACTCGTGATATTTTAGATGTGATATGGCCGAATAGTTTTAATGTTAGTATATCTCCTAATCTATTTTACAAATTAAAAAGTGTAATCTCCCTAGCAATCTCCTCTCACAATAAAGAACTGAAAAGAAGGTTACAGGAAGCAACTAAAGGAGCTGTTCAATACTCAAAGAATTACAGGTTTAGTCATTTAGATAGCGCGATGACTGAGTACCCAGAAGCCCATGAACAGTTAAAAGTTCTTGAAGATGCAATGACAAAAGTAATTCTTATAGAAATCAATTTGTAACCTAATAAAAGACTCTAAGTAATATGCAACTAGAAAAACAAGTAGTCAGTCTTGAGCTGGCAAAGAAACTGAAAGAGTTAGGAGTGAAGCAGGAGAGTTTGTTCTATTGGGTAGGAGACCACTCTAATCCAGATACACCTTGGACTATTGAGAATTGGAGAATCACTGATAAAGATAATAGACTCAAAAACTGGCAGAGTGATACACCTATTTCAGCCTTCACAGTAGCAGAGCTATTTGAAGATTTAGGAAAAGAGAATATTAACGTCTACTACAACGGAGGAAAGGTAAATATTGCAGGTATTGACGGTTCGTATTCGGAAGATACTCTTGCAGATGCTCTAGCTATGTACTACATCAATCTAGCTATGTACTACATCAATTTAATAAAAGACTCTAAAAAGTAAAACTATGACAGGAACTCAAATATCAATAGCACTTCCATTTCTTTGGATAGGTTCTATGGCTCTGTTTGTATGGTTAATTGACTCTAAAAAGTAAGAGTATGATACGAGCAAGATTTAAAGCGAATGAAGATGATTATAGGTCAGTGAATTGGCCAGTAAAACACCCATATTGGTGCACTGGTTATGGAGATGGTTACTCAATAGTTGTAGCTTATGCGGATAACGAAGAGGAAATCCTTAGCAACTGGCCAGAGGCAAAGGAAATTGAGTCAGAAGAGGTAGAGGGCTACACTTTTACCGATAGGTTTCCTAAGCCAGAATGGTTCACTGAGCCTAATCAATAAACAAACCTAGAGTATGACCTGCCAAAACTTAGACTGTAGTTACGAAGGAGGGAGCTGGCTTCTGAGTAGTCCCGTTTGCTGTCCAGAATGTAAAACTGTCCAGAAGGATTGCCAATGTGACATTTGCGACCAAGAAAGACGAAAAATAAAAAGAGAAAGAGGGGTTGTCAAGTCTAACCAATCAAACCAATAAAGAGAGTATGGAAAAAATAGCAGGAGTAGTATTAGGAATATTCTTTATGTTTTGGATAGCGTTTTGGGTAAAAGTCCTTAATGATAACTAACAAAGAACATGGTGTATTGAAATCTGAGAGTGGTGGAATTGGTATACATACCCCTGTACACGGGGGAGGGTGTAATAATCCTAATGTAGCGGAGTAATTACCGTGAGAATAAGAAAATAATCCTACTGCAGGTTCGAGTCCTGCCTCTCAGACCTCAGTACATCATTAAACAATTATATGACTATACAAGAAACAATCGAGAAAGCTATTGATGGAGGATGGAACCCAGAAGGGCATAGATTTACCAGTGAATCATACGATGGCATTGCAGGTTTTGGTGGGTGGCAATATAGAGCTAGTATCTTTCTTGACCCTCTATTCTGGCAATCACTTGGTAAGGCTATGGAATGGGACAGTAAACAGTTTCATAGCGAGGATGAAAAATGCAGTCATGGAGCACATTGTGGTGGTCATTATCGTGGTCATGGAAGAATGTGGTTAGAAGAATGGCACCGTTTCATAGACCACCTAGCAGAAGGAGGAACACCTGAATCATTTTTTAAACAATTATAGGAGTAGAGAATTATGAATGAAGAAATAAAAAAAATTATAGAGGAAAGTATCTCAAAAAGAGGTATAAAAGTGTCAAAAAGAATAAGCTCTGGAGGATTATTCAGTTATTCAACATATGACGAAAGAACTGTTTACTCAATAGAAAAACTAAATGAGCTTAATGACCAAGGGTTTAAGGTAGATCAAGATATGGGAATATTTCTATACAATACTTTCATGAACTAACCCATAAACACTAATAAGATGATACAAGAAATACTTAAAGAGGCGAAGATATTATGTAACAGGTGCGGAGCCAGTAAAGATATTTGCGGTAAGGGTGGTGTTAAATGCTTTGTATATGGTAGAGGTTACAAGAGACACTCTTTTCGCGATATTGGTAAAAACGAAGTATTGGTACATAAAGATTACGCAGAAATAATTGTTCATAGCAGAGGAAAAGATGTTTCTGTAAAGGTAGATATTGATGATTTAGAAGAAGTTATGTCTCATAAATGGCACATAACTGGAAAAGAGAAGTATCCATACGTTGGGACGAAACCTCTTGGAATGAAAGAAACCAATCTTTCGCTACACCATCTTGTTTTTGGGAAACCACCAGAAGGAAAAGTTACTGACCATATAAACGGAGACTCACTCGATAACAGGAAGGAAAACCTCAGATTCTGTACAGCTAATGAAAATTGGGTGAATAGGGGTCATTCTAGTCACAATACATCTGGATATAAGGGAGTAGTCTCTAGGGGAGAAAGATGGGTAGCTCAGATAAAGCATAGAAAAAAGGCTTTCTACTTAGGTGCTTTTGATACAAAAGAGGAGGCGGCAATTGCTTATAACAAGAAAGCAACGGAACTACATGGGAAATTTGCGAAACTTAATATCATCAACTAAACCACCTAAACCAAAACTATGAAGAAAGGGAAATTTGAAATAACAAACAGCAGTACATATCCAGGGAAAATGGGGATTATTGTTTCTGATGGCAGTTTCAAAAAAGATAATACATTTATAAGCCTACTGGATAAGCGAGACCTCAAAGACCTAAGAGACTGTATATACGAAGTGCTTAGAGAAGACTGCTTCTGTGGAAATAGGAATAATCCAATCATAACCAAACATGGTGAAAAGTCTTGTTCTGGAATGTACCCACCTGAGCATAGTCAGCCTCTCAAAGAAGAGGAGGGAGAGTGTTGTGGTGATTGTCTTGTAATGGGCGATAATAGAATCTTTTGTTATACGAAGAGTTGTCCATGCCACCAAGAGAAAGAGACTGAAAAGGAAGAATGCCACTGTAAAAAATTAGGATGCGCAAAAAACCTCTATACATACCACTCAAAAGAAATATGTAGCGATAAACAATTATCTGATGAACAAATGGAACAGATACTGCAAGAAGGTGAGGAAACCCCTAAGAAACTTCCGAGTGAGAGGATAGCTGAAATTGTTGCTAAAAATTCTACAAAAAGAACTATGGACATAGATATAGCAGAAGCATGGATTGACTCAGTAATCCAATACCTAGACGAAACAGCAAAGGATCTATGAGTAAAATGCCACATACAGGATGTCATAGAGGCAAAAGAGTTTTGATCCGTCTTAGGGATGGAACTAGGATTTCAGATGTATTTCATGAAAGAAATGATAAACACATCTTTTTGGTTAATGCCGGAAAGATAAGGAAAAATTCAATTAAGTCATTTGTAATCGTTAGGAAATAAACTTGACTTTTTATTAAAAGTATGCTAGGATGGATTTAATATAAAAACTATGAAAAATCAAAAAGTAATATTTTTACGAGGTTTACCGGCTAGTGGAAAATCAACTTTCGCTAAGGAATACGTTAAAAATAATCCGAGATCTATCCGAATTAATAAAGACTCTATCCGCGAAATGCTTCATGGTGGGGTCTGGAGTAAGGCTAATGAAAAGTTTATCTTAGAGGTTCGTGATACAATGATTAAAAACGCCTTGAGAGATGGACTTGATGTTGTTGTAGACGATACTAACTTTTCTCATATTCACGAAAGAACGGTTCTAGAAATAATTCACTCTCATGTGAATTCTGGCATAAGTGAAATGGACAATGTTGTGAAGAGAGGGATTGAATTTGAAGTCAAGTTCTTTGATACCCCACTAGAGGAGTGTATCCGAAGAGATAAGAATCGCACCATAGGACATGTTGGTAAGAAGGTTATCACTGACATGTGGAATAAATACGTTCGTAAGGATGTAGAGCTTATTCCATATATTCATGGACTTGAAGAAATCATAATCTGTGATATTGACGGGACGATTGCAAAGTGTGGAGATAGAGATATTTACGACGGATCTAAAGTTCATTTAGATACGGTTATTGAGCACGTCGCAGATATCATTAAGCTTTACTTTGATGAGGGAAAAAGAATCGTATTCCTTTCTGGACGATCAGACGAACACAAAGATGTTACACGAAAATGGTTAGATGACAATGGCCTATTTGGAGGGGAGTTATTGATGCGAAAACAGGGGGATAGTCGAGATGATGCAATTGTTAAAGAAGAGATCTATCGTGAACATATCGAAGGAAAATTCAATGTTAAATTAGTTATAGATGATCGTTTGAAGGTTTGTCGGATGTGGCATAGATTGGGGCTTCCACTACTAAGGGTTGGCATTCCCGATGCTGATGATTTCTAGTATGGAAAACACATACGTACCAGTCAATAGATTTGGATGGTGGGGTGGAGAGGATACACGAGTTAGATGTAAATTTGATGACAAAGTAGCATTCAGTTGCGAAGAAGACGCTGAGAGATCAGCTGCTAAGATTCGCGAACGTGGAGAAACAAATATGAATGCCTATCAAGGGGTTTGTGGTAATTGGCACGTTGGTCATGGTAAAAGAAAATAAATATGTTTACAAAATCTGAGGGGCATAACCCGAACTATTTATGCAAAGTAGTTGATATAGGCAAGCTAGAACCTCACCCAGACCCGGAGACAACAAGGCTTAAACTAGCCACGGTAGATTTCCAAAATGTCGTAGTTGGTGCTGAAACTAAAGATAGCAGCATCAATGTATACTTCCCGGTAGAAAGCCAGTTAAACGCTGAATTTCTCTCTTTCACGAACTCTTATCGTGATAAGGAGCTTAACATGGATAAAACAAAATCTGGCTTCTTTGAAAAGAATGGCCGAGTTCGAGCTGTACGTCTTCGTGGAGTCGCTTCTATGGGATATCTTGTTCCATTAGATGATGTTTTAGAGTTTGTTAGGTCAAAAGGAAAAAAGGTCGGTGGTGTAATATCTGATCTTGATATATATTTTGACACCATAGAGGATATCTTATTAGTCCAAAAATACGTCATAAAGAAACGAGAAGGCCGACCACCGAAGGAGGGTAAGAATCCTCGTATCTCACGCCTTGTAGAGGGTCAAGTGAAGCTACACGTTGATACGGAACAGTTGAGAAAGAATATGTTTCTTATCAAACCAGAAGATACAATCTCAATCAGTGAGAAGACTCATGGTACATCTTTCTGGGTTTCTAATGTTCTTGTTAAACGTAAGCTCAATAAAATAGAAAAACTTTTGAAGTTCTTTGGAATTAAAATTCAGGATACTGAAAATGATTATGTATACGGATCTCGTAAGGTTGTAAAGAATGAATACGAAACTCAAGACAAGGAACACTTTTACGGTTATGATCTTTGGGAGGATATCAAGAACCAATTCGTAGGAAAAATTCCGGCTGGTTACACTATTTACGGAGAGGCACTTGGATACACCAAGAATGGTTCTCTTATTCAAGCTGGTTACGATTACGGATGCCTCCCAGGAGAAATGAAACTTCAGATCTACCGAGTTACATCCACCAACAATGAAGGATTTACATTTGATCTAAGTTCTAATGACATCATGGAGTTCTGTAAAAGAATTGGATTTGATTCAGTTAAGTATCATTTTATTGGAATAGCTAAAGAACTATATATAGATATTAGTCCGACAGAACACTGGCACGAGAACTTTCTTAAGAATCTAGAAAAAGACTACACAGAAAAAGATTGCATGTTATGTGCTGAGGGTACTCCAAATGAGGGTATTGTTCTCAGGAAGGAATCAGTCTTTGCATTCGAGGCTTACAAGTTAAAGTCATTCAGGTTTTTGGAGTTTGAAACAAAAATGCTAGATGAGGGTATAGAAGATATTGAATCACAATAATATAAAAACACAATGAAAGTAGAAGTAATAATCCCAACAGAGCAGTTCGGTAATATCAAATTTATTGGAGAAGAAGACGAGCTTGATAAAATCATTAAGTATTACAACAAATATTCAAATAATCCAATCAAGGAAAATCAAGGTACATTTGAAGAGATCCAAACATTTACTGGTGCTACGATTCGTTACAACAAAGAGACTCATGAGTATACAGATTTAGATCATAATGTACTCCTATCTGGTTCTGCATTTGCTAAAAGTAAAACCAAACCATTCATGATGGCAATGCTTTCTGGAAAGGTTGGAAACAAATATGGATATGACGCCAAAGAAATCGAAGAAGTCTGGGGAGCTAATGGAAACTGTTCAGCTCAATTCGGTACAGCCATCCACCTCGCGCTAGAGAACTTCTTTCGCTATCGTCACATTAATACTGGAGACAAGAAATACTATCTTCCAAAGCCAGAGTTCCTAAGAACAGCGGTAGAAACATTTCCTCTTAATGATGGTAGTGTATACCTACCAGAACTCATGATTGCTGATATTATGCGCGGATGGTGTGGTCAGGCAGATCTTCTAGAGGTGGTTGATATGGAAAAGAAGATTGCGGTTCTTTGGGATTATAAGTCTGATATCGAATTGACTAAGGAAAAACTTGAGAAATATGCTTGGCAACTTTCATTCTATGCATCAATATTTGAAGCCGCTGGATGGACTATTACGGATCTCAAAGTTGCAAACTATGTAAATAAATGGACCATTCATCAAATTGAACGAAAAGAAGTATGAAAAGAATAATCGGATTTACTGGACACAAACTAAACGGTAAGACTACAGCATCAAACTACTTAATGCAAAGAATTATCAATGAAAGTGAAATTCCAGTAAAGGTAGAAAGAATCAACATGAAAGATTCTATCATTGAGGAGATGAAAGAAAA